TCGATATATGCATAAATATAATCTTCAAATAATTTATTGACACTTACTTCTGCGTCATTGCCATTTTCCATTCCATCAGATACATATTCTAGGATACACTTTTCATTAGCCATACCTGAGCTGAAGTTTAGTACTCCTCCTTTTCGGTTTATTGAAAAAGTGGGATTAGAATTTGCAGTCTCTGTATTAAGACCAAACCTTGCCCCAATACCATAATCAAAATACCAATACCCATCACAACACCATCCTTCTTGACCATCGAATATACTGTTTTTATTTAAGTAAATACTCTTAAGCCCTGAAGTTATTCTTTCAAAATCTAAATCTGAGTATTCAGGTTTGAGCACATTACCATCTTGGTCAAATAAAATCCTACAATTATTGTCTTGCAAATAAGCTCCACTCCAATTGGTTTGAATATTTTCTGTTAAAGGATATAATGTTCCATTTTTAAAAACAGATATTCTAACCCAATTAACATAATCATTAGGCAAGATAAATCTTAAATTATTACATACATCTAGTTCTAATATTTTAATTTCTTTAAACGCATCGTAATTTAATTCTTGCACTCCTCTTTTTGCGTGAAACAATATCTTATATCTTTCTTCGTTGTTAACCAAAGAATGATTACCTGAGTACATTAATTGAAAATTAGTTACTATATCTTTTAAGCTTACATATTGATATGAACCCCAATTAGCATCTTCAGGTGTGTTACCTCCGTTCTCGTAATATTGATATGGTGTTATATACATAAACTATTATTTTTCTTGATTATCTTCATATTGCTCTAGCCCTTGACCAAACTGTACAGCTTGTAACTCTCTTATAGACATTCCTGCAAATTGTAATATTTTTAAAACTAAACTAGGCTCATCATCTAATGGTAATTCAAAATCTTGATATGATGGATTAGATTGATTAAACACAGGCTCTCCTCCCGATAAAGTAGTATATGTCCATTGCGGGTCTTGTGGATATCTAATATACTGACACCATATACTATCTTGTTGTAATGTTGCAGGACCATATGCTGTTAAAAACTCTCCCTCACTTGTATACGCAGGATACATTTCACTAGGTGAAGTAAGTAAAGAAGAATTAAGTAATGTTATTTTTTTATGACTAACTCTTTCGCATTCTACAAAATCAGTAGAGGCTACTCCTGCAGGTATTCCTTGCGATGGAGAAAACAAAACTTTATTAACTAAATAATAATCTGAGTTAGTAGTTGCGACAGAAGGCATGTTATATACGGATGATGCAACATATGTTAAAGAACTAAATACAGAAAATAAATCTATTACTTCCTCATATCCTTTTGTTATATCTGCATATCCTGTGCCCGATAATCTTTTATTCTCTTTGTTTATTTGATAGTTATACTGATAAAAATAATCTTCAAAAATATCTAACTGTGCTTGTTTAGCATATAGGTTAAAATCTTGAGGTGAAATATATCCATAATTATTTTTATTAAGAATAGCTAAAACTGTATTTCGTACGGAATTAATCATTAATAACTTATTTTATACAAAGATAAACAAAAAAAAAAGAGGGTTGAATAATCAACCCCCTCTTACAATTAAATGTGTGCCTGAACTAACTCAATTGTTTTTCTAAGTATTCTAACTTTTCTACTCCTTCATCAGATTTAAAATAAGAAGCTATGACATGCATAGGGTCTTCACCGAATGGAATAGTTAAAAGTCTTTTTTTGTTTGATGGTAAATTAAAGTACACATCTTTGTTTTTATTTCTATAAGCTAACATTCTTTCATCAAAGAACTTTTGAATTGTAGAATGTAATTTTAACGCAGGGTCGTCTAAAGCTTGTAAAAATTCTGCAGGATAGTTTCTTGCATAAACCAACATATCTCGTTTGAGCTCAGCGGTAGACATTTTCGTAACATCTCCTCTAAGAATAACTCTACCTAAAGATTCCATTTGGTCAACACTTAATTGCTTTGCTGCAATTAATGCATCTACTTCCACATTCAGAGCTTCTACTTCTTTAGCCGCATCTGCTGCTGTATCTACCTCTTCAAATTTTAATCCATTTAAAGGGTGATATGCTAAAAATCTTTGTAAAGCTTGATTTTGTTTTCTAACTCTTAATAGACCTGATTCAAAAATAATAGGAGTAACAATAGCATTGCCGTCTTGTTCATCTTTAAAAGGACTCATTTGATTAGTTGCGTATCGAATTTCTCTGTTCTCTCCTGTCTCTTCATCGAAGTGAAGTAAAGGTCTACGCTTAGAACTTTTTGAAGGAAGCATAAAGCTCAATGGAGCTGCTCCTCTTTTGAGTCTATAGACTCTGTCTTTGATTTCTTTTTTTTCTTTCATTATATTAAAATTAAATTACATTAAAAAAAGATAGGGGTGCCCGAAGACACCCTTATCCCACACACTACTAATATTATTCTTCGAATAATACAAAGTTGTTAGCACCCATAACACAAACACATCTTTCTGATAAGAAGTTAACTCTCATCTCATCAATGTCTGTAGTAGCTGCTCCACCTGCTGAACCTGTAATCCAAGTCTTGTAACGTCTGTCTTCAGTTTCTGAAGCTCTATAACGTACATGAAGGAAAGGTCTCTTAGCGTTTTTACCAAGAACTTGGTCATAAACACTTGTAGAACCTGCCGGTACTAATAAACCTGTGATAGCACCTGAACCTGCAATAACAGGAACATTTGTTAAACCACCTCTCATTGTTGGGTCGTTTAGGTACTTCCAATCAGACTTGTAGAAGTCATAACCTCTTCGGAATCCTGTGAATCCTAAGTTAAGAGCCATTTCCTCATCGTTGTCAAATAATCCATAAGATGAACCACCTGCACCGTAAGAGTTTTGAGCTGCTAACATATCATCAATATCGAATCCGAATTGTCTGTTAACGAAGATTACATTTTCTTCGATTGCTCCTTGCTTGTCTAATCTATCAATAACTGCATCAAAGTCAGCTAAGGCATCAGGGTTTCCGCCACCCCATAAGTTTCCTCTTGTTCCTACTGCATGGAATACACCTTCAGAACCAATAAGTCCTGCAGCTAATGCTCCTGATGCAACACCACCAACATTTTCAGCCGGTACTGCTTCAATCATAGATGTTTCTAAGTAGTCATCAAACCTTAATCTTGTTTCATGCTCTGATTTTAAATACCATAAGTATCCTGAACCACCGTCTTCTGTAGTAATCTCTACCCATCCTATTTGAGCCATATCTGAGCCATTAACTAAGTATGTATCTTTTAAGATGATTGGATTGTTTTCGAAGATGTAGTCATCAGATTCTAAAGAACCTTGCATTCCTGCTGTTCCTTTTTGGAATTCAGAACCATAAATAAATACTGTAACGTCAGAATTACCAACACCTGTTCCTGCGGTAATTAAACCTGCAGTTTCATAAAATGCTACGGTAAACTGTAAGATGTTTCCACCTACTGCTACGTCTGTAATGATACCTTTGTTTTCACCTGAACCATTGTTTTGATTTATCACAATAGTTTGTCCAACTCTAAGAGCCGGAGCACCTTGTGCATCAAAAGGATTGCTTCCTGTGATTACAGTTCCAACAGGGTTTGCCCCTATTGCTGAATCATTAATTTGGAATGTTGCTGTAGCTGCACCTGCTGCTGCTGCACTTCCTACTTCTACATATTTTATATGTAACCTTCCTTGTTCTGCCCATTTGATAAGGTCAGAATTAGAAGGCATCTCAGCTCCTACCATTCTTAAGAATGAGCTAAGTGTACGATTACCATATCTTTCAAATTCTTTTTCATAAGTATCCGGTAGATACTGATTCAAGAAGTCGAAATTAGTAATATAGTTACTCTCTAGTGGTACTTTCTGTGCAGAAGGCTGCAAAGAAAAACTAGGAGAACCTGCTAATGTTCCTGCCATAATTTCTAATTTTTAATTTTTAAACTTATTTATTTTTATTACTTCTAATTTTAAGCCCTCTTCCCTCACTTGGGTTGATTGCTCGTATTGTCATACCATCCTTCTTTGTTACTTGAGGTGTATTCCTCGTAGACATATTGACATTCTTTATTTTTTTTGTCACATCTGTCGTAGCATCAGCTTGTCCTTGTTCATAAAAGAACTTAGCAAACCTTTCAGGATTTTGTGCAATTGATGCAGCTCTATGGTATCCTACTGCATCATTGATTAATCCGCTTTCATCATCAAGATATTTCTTAATAAAATTCATCGAATCAGAATTAAGCCTCTTAATCTCAGACACATTCTTAGAAGGTAAAAAAGTAATAACTTTATCTTCACCAACCTTGAAGTCAAAACCTTTGAACTCCGGATGAAAAACTTCTTCGGTTTTATTTAAAAACCAATCTCGTTTCCTTTTTGCTTCCTCTTCATAGGTCTGAGCATCGCTTACATATTGGTTATATGCTTCTAGTTTTTCTTGTTGCTCCTTAGAAAAAGATGCCTTACTTGACTCAAGGGGCTCTTTGTACATTTCTTTTTGCTTGTCAAAAAACTTTCTAGCTTTTCCAATCTCTTTTTTAAAAGCTAACTTCTTTTTCTTTATTACATTCTCTTCATCCACTTCTTCATCATAAGATAAATCATCCAACATATATTGAATGTCATCTGAATCTAAAGAGTCTTCAGTAGTAGAGTAATATTCTCTAAGAAGCTGCTTTTCGTCCATAGCTTTAAAGTCTCTATTCAATTTAGAATAGTCAGAAAAACTACGTCCTGTTTCTTTTTTGTACTCCAAATATGCTGCAACATCTTCCGGGATTTCTTGATTTGCTTCTTTAGTTGCAAACAAGTCTTCAACGGATGCAACATCTTTGTTGTATCGGCTCTTAATAAATGAAAGAACGTCTTCCTCTTTTAACTCTGAGGGCTGAGTTGTTTCTTCTTTGGGTGCTTCAGCCGTAGCCTCTACACTCTCTTGTTCCGGTGGGGTAGATTCAACTACCTTTTCCACGGTGTTATCTTCAGATATTTTGTCTGAAGCTTTGTCTAGAACTTCTTGTTCTTTTTGAGATGCTGACTTTTCGTCAACAGACCCAAGGTCTTTTACTATTATGTCCATTAGATTAAATTTTTATACAAAGTTAATAAATATTTTTGGTTCAAATTATTTACTATCTAGGATTAAATTCGGCTAAGTCAAATCCATCCAAGCTGTCTTCATTTGATTCAAAATTTTGTGGTGGAAGAGCATTCTTCCTTTGATTAATTAATTTAGATTGTTGTGTATTTTGCTGAGAGATTCGGTCTTTCTTTGCTTCTTCCCTTGCACCTTCTCTAAATGATAAAGCTTGTTCAGAAACATTTCTTAACTGCTGATTATACTTAAATTCTTCAGCCATTAATTGACTTTTTAATTGAGCTTCATTATTCATTTTTTCAATTTCAAAAGATATTTCTGCTTGTTTTAATTGCATTTTACCCTGCAACTCAGCTTGTTGTTTTTGCATTTTGAGTTGAGCTGCCATCTCTTGAGCTTTGAGTTGTTGGGCAGAAGTCATTGCTTGTTTCTGCATTGCCATTCTTTCCTCTCGTTCTTGCTTTTGTTTTCTTTTTAACTTTAATAATTGATTAGCAA